CATCAACACCGCTAGTGGCGTTTGCCGCACCTACTAGTCCACGAATGCTAAACTGTGCTGTGAGCAAATCAGCACGACGCTGATCATTTGCAAACAGTTCTGCATTTAGTCGTTGTAGCTCAACTGCTGGATCTTGGAATTCATTGAAGTCCGCAGTTAAATTGATTTTGATACTTTTGACAGTATCGTTGATTGCATTTTGAATAGCATTTGCTTTGCGTAGTGAAATATTCATATCTGTGTCCTTTTACTAATTTTACTTTTTCTTACGTAGTTTGTCAAGAATTTCTGGCCCAACTTTGCCTTCTTGAATTTCCAATAGTGCTGTCACTACAGGATGAGTGTGTTCAAATCTATCACTTTCTTTGTTGTTTCTTTTAATTTCTTTTGCTCTTAAAGAAGCACCAATGACCATGTTAAAACGATTACTGTCAAAGTTCTTTACACAAAGATCAGTGTCAATACTAGGACCACGACTTAAAAATTTCTTTTCCATATTTCACCTATTCAAAATTAAAATAACGGTCTGGTAAAAGGTCAAGCAATAGACCGGACAATATGCAAACGGGACAAGCCCTAAGCCAATATGCAAAAAACAAAGCACAGAGGCTTGAATATTTCCGAGTACAAATGACAAAGGTATATGATGTTCGGATCACTCAAGCACGGACACGTTTCAAGCGTGTTTGCCAGTAGTTGTGTCATCGCATAAAGCGATAACGGCGTCTATCCTCATCTACCTTTCACCTCGCCGGTTAGTTTGACTTTCGCCTAACTAACAAAACAATTATAACAGAGTTGATTGATTATGTCAACATCGCATCAGCTAATCCTAAGTCAATTAGCTCAGAAGCTGTGAGATAGACATCTGTTGGATGTAACAATTTGCGTTTGATAGTTTTAACGTCCAAATTACAAGATTCTTGAATAATGGACAGCATACGTGCATTACAGTTTTCACCTTCTTGCATTGTTGCTTTGAGATCGTGATGTTTACCTTCGGTAGTATCACTATATTGATGGCACATGATTCCAGTATTTGGTGCAATCATTCTGCATCCAAAACTACCAGATATAAAAATCAAAAATGCGGCACTCATTACATTACCTAAACCAACGGTATTGATAGTGTGTTTGCTTTTACGCATAATATCAATTAGTGCAAATGCTTGATATAAATCTCCACCTTGACTATTAACATATAAAGTCAATGTTTTTGCTTCGTTGGTAAGATTTTCGTAAACAATCCATTGTATTGCTTTACGGATATTATCTTCGTCAATGTCACCTGTAAGAAAGTGAATATGGGATTGGAGTAATCTTGCTTCTACTCTATCATCTGCTGAAACGGAGGGGTCAAATGGCTTGCTCATGTATTTCCATTATATGGGTATATTTATAAAATAGAATCAGTAGGTGAGTGATTTCCTACTGATTTAAATTTGGTGTGGCCGGAAGGGTTCGAACCTCCATAGGCGTTGTCTAAGACGTTGCCCGACCCATAGCATCGCTTCACAGCGAGCCTGGAGCTTTCCCGATTTGCTTACGACCACATTATAATTATATAATCATACTACTTATCTGTCAAGTTCCAAGCTCATTGATTAAACCAAAATTACTTTTTAAATGCTTCCATTGTAGCAAAAAGTTCAGCCCATTGCATCTTTGGATTAGAGCCTTCGTTAAATCCATGTAATGCAACAAATGATTCATATTTTCCTTCTGGAATTTTAAAGTAAATGTTAGCGTAGGTACAATCAAAGTCGTCATCCGCATCATGGCTATACCAAGGATGTTCTGACATTTCATCAAAAACATCCTCGTAGTCTTCACGATTGCCGCCACCATTACGGGTGTGAACAACAATGAAACCATCTTCCATAAAGACATTACGAAATCGACCAAAATCCTGTTTTGTTTTTCCTAATAGTTCAAGTAACTTGTCACTATCAGGATTCATACCAAAAACTATGTTGTATAAACTCATTCTACACTCCTAAAAGTACGCCAATCATCAATGTTTGGCTTTTCGTCTGCGTCATAAGTCCAACCCAACGCCTTCATCATACGATGCTTGACTAGCAAGTTAGGGCTACGGAATCGTCCAGTGTCCTGGAAACCCATCATAACTCCGACTTCACAAACTGCCCCACTACGACAAATACCAGCAAAGCAATGAACAACAACATTCATGTGATTGTCCTTTGCGTGTTGAAGCAATTGGACAAGCCGGGCCGCATCTTCGTGACTGCACTTCATTGCTTCGTCATCTACGTGATCCTTTTCTTCTACATCCAAAAATTCAAAGTTATGAATCTCTTTGAACTTGTGTGCAGGAGTAGGACGCCAGCTTGCTGGATCAACAATGCTGATCAGCATACTGTTCTCTCCGGCTTCGTGATGAAATCTTTTTGGGATATCATCAGCCGCTACGTTTTCAATCCATGGCATTTTGACTACCTCTTAATAGATACATTGTTACTTCTGGTCCATCCAATCGAACACAGTCCATTGGATATTTGTTCTTTGCACTAGACCAACTTCTTTGTTTACCTAGTGCGCTTACCCCAATCATTTTAGGGTTAATCTTTTTAATAACACCAATGATAAGAGTATTGCCTGAAGGATAAGCTACACAATCGCCTACCTTAAGTACACGACCCAAGCGATCCTTGTGTTCTACTTCAACTTTACTTGTCATAGCGTGTCATTAATTCTTTGGCATTTACATCTAACTGCTTCATATGGTCGTCCAGTTTCTTTTGAAACTTGTTTCGATCATTTTTAGCACGTTGCCAATCTTCCCAAAGTTCTAGAGCATGAGATCCTTTGCTAAGGACTGAGTCTCTATATACTACTTGTTTCATACAGGTGTTCCTGGAATTACATTAAACAATACATCGCCAGCTTTAGTATCAAAAGGAACACCCCATTCTGCAATGTACTGGGCGTCTTCCTTTTCGTTTTGACCTTTACCTACACCAATGTAATACTTAAAGTTAGCATTGCCAGTTTGGCGATACTCTTGCTTTTCGTGCTCTTGTACAATTTGCACAATACCAATACACTGGTCACCAGTAAACCAAATTTGTCCTGTAATCATACTTCTACCTTTTCAATACATTGTTCTACATCAGTAAGAATTCTTTCAAGCTCACCAATGTTGATTGCAAGGAATTGTGCTGTAGTTTGCAGTGCAATTCCTTCACCGTCACGAAGACCAGCCATTGTGCGCTCTCGCTGTACTGCATATAACATTTCGTTCTTGCCAGCAATAGTTTTACGCAAATTGTCTGCTACAGTTTGGATATCCATATTAACTCCAAAGTGAATCAAAATTTCCTGCAAGTACTTTTTTAACACTTGCAGACTTATTGGTTAAATGATCCTTAACAACATCGTCCTGGAAACGGTAAGTGCGGATTTTATCCCCACGCATACCAGATCCTACTTGTTGCTTTCTATCATTTGCTATGCTATTATTATAATGGTTTTGCCTAATATTGTCAACCTGATTTTGGATAGTTTCTATCGCTTTGGTTAGACTGTTTTGGCGACTACGACATTGTGAAGTAGCAACAATACCCGTAGGTATATGAGTTATCCGGCAGGAATTTTGGTGTTTATTCCTATGTTGACCACCAGCCCCGGTCCCACTATACCATTCAATTTTTAAGTCACTATTGGGTATAGTTTGTTTTGAAACTGGACTCTCGGCGTCTATGACTGCAACGGTCACGGTGCTAGTATGTACACGCCCTTTTCTTTCGGTGGGCGGAATCCTTTGTATGCGATGTCCTCCGGATTCATTTTCCAAGCCGGATAAATTAGTACCCTCGACTAAGATATGAACTTCGCCAAGATACTCATTTATCAGACGGGTAGTTCAACCCATGCTTTGGGCAAATCGACGATATGCTTCTGCTAAATCTCGAGCAAATAATTTGCTGTCCTCGCCACCTTCGGCGGCCCTAATTTCAATTACACGTTTCATTGACTTCTCCTTTTCATCCATGTGTAATCAGTACCATCTGGTAGTTTACCGTTGTTGACAGAATCGCTACCAAACATACCTACTAGTTCCATACCATCACCAACGATGGTTACAAAACAGTTTAGCTCTTTGCTAAACTTCATTGCTTCGTCAAGAGTTATGAACTCCTTTGAATCTTCTTTCCATTTTACTTCATACATCTATTACCAATCACTTTCATATTCTTCTTCATAAGTTTCACTCATATCAATTATGTTGTTAAGATCACTAGCACCACGACGAATGTAAGATTTACCGCCATCGGTAAAAATTTCTCCGCACTTACAACGAACAAAGTCGTGCCTGTTCTTACTTTCAATAATGTCCTCACATAGACGACATTGACATTTATTTACGACTACTACTTCACGAGTTCTAGTTACCACAAACTTCTCCTATGTGTTTACATGCACCACGGAAAGTAAATCCAGGACATGTACAAGTTTTTGCTTCTTTATCCACAAAGTAAACATTACCTTTGGATCCGTTAATCTCAATCAAATCACTTTTTGCAGTTGTGCCAAAAAGCTTCTTATCAGCTTTGATGAACTTACGTCCACTCTTGCTAAAATTCTTAATACCGTTTTTAAAAAAGAAAGGATTCTTCTCTCCTTGCTTAATGTAAGCAACCAAAGTAGTGCCGTCCAAAAGATACGTATGATTTGGTGCTTTATGATTGCCCCAATCTGTTATTTCTTTTAACGCTTCCATTTTAACCCTTTCTTTGCTATAGTCTATATTATAGCGTCAGAGTTCGGTTTTGTCAATATCTAAAGGTGTTGTGTTTTAACAACACTCAACCAATTAGATATTCGTAGTTTACAGTGTCTAAATTTTCACGGAAAGTAACTGCACCGTTCTTTGTGTGGAAACGACGAGCCATTTCGGTTTTTGGACTAAGTGTTACAAATCGAGTAATGGTGGGGAATTGAGCTCTAATATGAGATACAGTTTGGCGTAGCAATTCTACACCTGCACCTGGAGCATAACTCCAAATTGTGTAAAAAATCGCTGTAGTAGGCACTTCTGC